ACGCAAGCTTCTCCCAACGGGCGCTATGAGCGCGGGTCTGTTCACGCATCAGTTTCAATTCATGGTGGACACCCTCCCACCTCAAACCACACGTACGTTCGTGCTCAGAGAGCTTCGACAAGGCCATATTTGCTACCGTGAGTGCTTCGATTGCGATCGAGGTCGGTGTCTTGCGTGGCGTGGTCATTTAATTTTGTCCGAGAGTTTGTTTATGTGGACCCAGAGTTCAGAAATCTGTTTGCTGTGAACGTCGGATTGCGCCCGTAGTTTCACGGTTTCCGTGTACATATCGCGCCGATTGATATCATCGACATCCTTACGCAATTCTTGCGTTTGTTGGAGCAGTTTCACGGCGGTGACAATGCCCAAAAACAGCGCTACCAGGATCTCCCAGTATTCTTGGATCATGTCCATCAGGCATCTGACCCTGGCTCTGCAATTATTGACTCGAGTTCCTCGGGATCGTATGCCCGCACCAGTGCGCCATCCGGCGCCGGCATGATGCAGAGAACGCTGACGAGCAGCTCGCCATCCAAATAGTTCTCCCAACGGCGTGCGGTGACGACAGCGACCTGCGGCTGATGCTGCGAGCGGAAGACCCGAACCACGTCAACTTGGTCCGCAGGAAGTTCGTGATACTTCACCCACCTGGCCGTCGGACCTGGGCCAAGATCGACCCACTTGGCTTTCCACTTATACGCGAAGAATTGCGTGAGCCCCTGGAGCAGCTTGTCACTTCCGCAGGGCGATCGCACCCCACGCTCCTCATGCTCGCCGTCCTGCGCGATCGCAGCAGTTGCGTCAACCGCAATAAAAAAGGCCGCGCAAGCGGCCGCTGTGCCAAAGATTAAACGTCTAATCATGGTGGGGCTCCTCGTATCTCCTTCTACTAACGATCGCAACCGCCGGGATAATTAGCAAACAGTCATATTTGGGGGGGTCATTGTCATCCACAGACTGTGCGATGGTTACACTTTCGCTAGTTTCTTTAATCAAAACCCCGCACGACTTGATATGTGCAAGATCAATCTCGTCGCCCGTCCATGCTTCATCAGTTCCGGCCGAGTCAATCCACTCGATGAAAATAAGGGACATACCTCATCCGCTGCTTCAGTCGATCGCGTCAGGCCAGTCGTGTATTGGTGCGTTTCCACCTACCGGAGCATCAAACAGGGCCTGAAAAGCAGCCATGTCCGCCGCACCCGTGATCGCTGCCTCAATTGTTGTGCAAGCGCTAATCACCGCAGCGCGGTAAGTTGCTACAGCTTCGTCGATATCTCGATCCCGTTCAGCCTTGGCGATTACTTGCCAGTCAGTTAACCGCAAGAGAGAGTTCGCAGTAGCTTTAGATTCCTTAATCCAAACAGTTTTCAGCCCATCTTTCGTGGTTCCATCATCTCTGCTTGTATCCGTAAGGGATTTTTCAGTCTTGTTATACGTTAAATCCTCATTTTGCGACCAAGTATAAAACCGACTATCTGGCTGAGGGTCTGGCGTAAACTCAGTAAGGCCCATCGAGGACTTATATTCTGGAGTCCAGATTTCCCAGTTGCTTGGATGAGTTACACCATCTTGCGACCACGAGTGACCAGTTTGGATAATTTGACCATCACTTGTTTTAAAAAACATTATCTTTCCTTTAGGCTGGACCCCAAGAAGCAGCCGCCATCGATCCTTGGAATGTTGTTGCAGCGGGAGTGGATGATACTGTTAAACCTGATTGAGCGATGGCAAATGTTTTATGCGCTCCTGATCCCGCTTGGTTTTGTTTAAAATTAGAGTCAAAATCCTCAGTCAGTCCAGCCCAAGTATGTGTCGTAGCAGAACTACTTTTATTATCGATAGAACAGGCAATGCCAACGCCATTGGCTGGGATGTCCAGTGTGGTCGAGTAGCCTGTTCCGCTATCGTCTGCATCACTTCCTGTGTCATCGGCAGTAGCATTAGCATCATATACAGCCCAGACACCAATGTAGATGCCGTTAGTGCCACGATCATAATTGAGGACGATATCACCCGTGGTTCCTGAGTTTACTACCGCCGAATAAATCGCTGAATGAGTTTGGTCAGCGGCGGTTGCATCAACAATCTTAGTCGCTGTTACTCCGGCTATAGTCACTGAAGTAGCAGCAGACGTACCACTATGACCACCTGTATTGCCGGTGCCTACCACAACCAGTCGCCCAGTAGCTGCATCGCCGATTGCGTGACTGGAAAATGTATAACTGTCAGTTTCAGTTGTGCTGCCCGTAGTTCCTTCAAATGATGCAGTAACTGCTGTCACCGCAGGACTAGCGAACCACTGTGAGCCAAACATAGTCATTGAACATCAAGCTCCAGACAGTGCTAGTTGAACTGCACCGATCAAAATTGAGTCGGCAGCAGAGACAAAATAAGGGATTATGTCTACCGCATTGGCGGCGGTACTAAGGGTAATACCAGCATCTCCGACTGTTTTGAACTGACTGCCAAGACTTAAAGTTCTGCTTCCCGACCCGTCTTGAATACACACAATGACACCAGCTTGTCCCACCTGTTCTGTAGATGGATTTGCCAGAGTGACGTTCCCCGTAAAGGTGAGAACAAAGTTCTGATTGGCAGTAAAATCTAAAGTAACCGATCCTGTATTTGACGTATCCGTATCGGTTTTAGCCAGAACAGTGCCAGCAAAAGTACCTGTAGTTGTACCCGTAGCTATAGAAAATACAGTGGCGTCGGCATCGTTCTTGATCGTGACATCTGTGTTTGAGCCTTGCCCACAAATTACGATTCCCTCCGTACTTGTGTATCCGAGGGCGGCGTTATCACTGGCAGCTGTGTCGCCTCCAGGTTCTATTTTCCCTGTCGCGCTTAACGTAGTGAATGCGCCAGCGGCGGGAGTTGTCCCACCGATAGCCCCAGGTGCCGCCATCTTAGCGGTCACATTGGCAGCCGTAACAGCGCGCGCTGTGTCAGATCCAGTTACAGTTTCGGCATCTGTCGCAAGCTCTACAACGCCTTTGTTTGTCGCGCTCGCGTCTTCTCCAGAATACGTGACTGTGTTCGTGCTAGAAACCGCGACATCGATACCTTCACCAGCTGCGAAGGTTTGCGTTTCCCCGTTCTCGACCTCCTGCGTGGTCGAGCCGTCGGACATAATGAAGGAAGACATGCCCCCGCCGGCATTTCCTGTTCTGACGAACTGCACGCTGACGGCATCGCCGTCGCTTATCGTGCCCGCGCTTTGCACAAATGTGCAGGCGATTTTCGAGTACGTCGAAGCGCTAGTGACGGCGCCGGTCACGTTGTAAATATGGAAGTTCTCAGGTGCCGAGTTCTTGTAGATTGAGATCGTGCCGCGCAGTGCTGTCGTCGTGCTGTCGTCCCAACTGTCGACCTGCGTATTGATCGATGCACCGCCGGCCTCAACGTCGTCCATATAGACAACCGTCGCAGAACTCGGCGTTCCGTTATTTAGCCAGACTTTTCCTGCGCCCTGGTCAGTATCGGTTGTCGCAGTCTCAAACGCCATCAGAAGGCCAGCGACATTTCCCGTCGCGCCGGTGCTGCCAGTCGAACCAGTCGATCCGGTCGATCCGGTGGCGCCAATATTTCCGGTGCGGACGAAGCCCAAGACCACTGGGTCGGTGTCACTGAACGAGCCCGTGCCGGCGACGTAAGTGAGAGCCTGCTTTGTGTAGCCGCTCGCGTTGGTTGCGGCACCCGTTACATTCCATTGTGCCCAGACCGCGGCGTCGTCGCGCTTCGACATGGTCATAGTCCCGCGAAGCGCGGTCGTGGTGCTGTCGTCCCAGGTTTGCACAAGGGTTGAGATGGTGGCGCCCGCTGTGTCGACATCATCGATGTAGCACGCACTTGCCGAACTTAGAGTGCCGTTATTGAAACGTATAATTCCAGCGCCTGGATCTGCATCTGTGGTCGTCGTCGAGTAGGTAAGATTAAGGCCGGCAGGGATGCCGATGTTGCCGCTGCGTGAGAAAGACAACCGAACCAAGTCATCATTGCTGAACGAGCCCGTGCCGGCGACATATGATAAAGTGTGTTTCGTATAGCCCGAAGCATCGACCGCCGCGCCGGTTATGTTCCAGGTGGCCCAGACAGCAGCGTTCTCTTCCTTGACCATTATGATCGTGCCGCGCAGAGACGAGTTTGTGCTGTCGTCCCATGTTTGCACGAGCGCGCTGATATCCGCACCCGCAAGATCCGCATCATCGATATAGCAGATTGCTGCACTTGATAAGGTGCCGTTATTAAATCTAATGTACCCAGCCCCAGGGTCGCTGTCCGTGGTCGTGGTCGAATACTTCAGGCCCAACCCCGGCGGCACACCAGAACTACCGGCTGGCGAGAAGGCGAGGGATACCTCGGCGCTGTTCGATGCCGATGTGGAACCCGCGAGATAAACGACCGGCACTTTCGTATAAGAGCTCGCGTCCGTAACGGCACCCGTCACCTTGAAGGTAACAATCGGGGAAGCGGTATTCGGATTGCCGGCGATCGTAATGATACCCCGGTTTGCACCGTCGGCGTCGTCCCAGCTTTGAACCCACGCGGAGATGTCTGTGGACCCATCACTGTCGTCGACATACATCACGGTGGCCGAGCTAAAATCGGCATTGTTCAGACGGATAAACCCGGCACCTGGATCTGCATCTGCTGTGGTCGTCGAGTATTGCATCGAGATCCCGCCGGCCATGCCGGTCTGCCCGATCGGTATGCCCAACGCGAGGGCACCACTGGCGGTCGTGAAGGCTGCCGTCGCTGTTCCCGGTGAACCGGAACTGGTTGCAACATTGCTGACGCTAACCGAACTGACACGGCCCGTCGTGGCTTCAATTCCCGTGCCGTCAGACGTAAACCCCAAGAGCTTGCCGGCTCGAGTGGAAGCATCGTCCGTAAATTCGGGCGTGGTGATCGATGTCGTCCGCGATACCTTGAAGGAGCGGTCAAGCTCCTCTTGCAGTTCCTGGCTAATATGCGTCAGCTTGTCGAGCGCGTCTTCGTGATCGGCGGCCGGGAAGGGGTCGGCTGGCTGATAGTCGGTGCCTTGTGTGAGCGCAGTATCGCGAAGGATCACGACAGTCTCGCCGCTCGCCGGCGCCGTCACAAAGGTCACATTGCCGCCGGCAGTTTCACCAACGCCAGACACGCCGTAGTTGGCCGAGCCGGTTCCTTCCGCCTTGAGCGCCTCGGCGCCGGAGCTATCGGTCCTGACGTAGACCTTTAGTTCGGTACTGGCGAAGACCTTCCAGGTATACGCGAAGGCCGTCGTGGACCCGTTGCCGGAGTAACTGGCTTTGAGTGTAGTAGTGCTAATAGTCATCTTATTGGGCTTCCATTAGTTGCAGTGACTCCAGTCCTAATTTCTCTATTTCCAAATTAAGCTCGTCTCTAATGCTGGCTAGTTCCTCGGCGTAGGGGCTCTCGGTCATTAACTGGAACTTAGCCAAAGATCGAACAGCCCCCATGATGCCCCTCACACTTTGTCGGGCTGCGTCATGCGCCAACTTGTTGCCCTGCCTGCTCGCGGCGATCATCTTTCGGTAATTTTCTTTTATTTCGGCGTACCCGGCCCCCAGTAGTGGGCCATCGCCATCTGTGTTTTTCGGCAAATCACTGGGCTTGGTTTTGCTGTCAGGGTTAATGATGTACTCCAGCACCTGGAAAGCCATTGTTCCGGCGCGTTCGTGGAACCAAGCGATTTCTTTAGCCTCTAGCCCAATATCCCCGCCCAAATTTGTCGGGTGCCCTGTCAGCGTCGCGTCGTTTTGGCCTGTGTCCAGATAGACCAACTCTTGATCAACAATATTGGGGTCGTAAGGACTTCTGGTACGGCTGTGGACGATCTTGCGCCCCCACAAGTCGCGCTCTGGTTCCAGTGTCAATGACCAGCCGGGGAGACGCGCTGCAACATGGTCAAGCGTGTTAACCCGCAACCGTTTTAGCTCGTCCGTCGCCACTTTTAATTCGTTCCACGCTGCGGAACCGGGCACCAGACTTTTCAGATACTGGCGGATCATCCTCTCCCCGTAACGGCCAGGATTGCGTGTGGCATCCATAAACATCGCCGGGCCGGCCATAAAGGACTTGTTGTGCAAGTTGTAGCCAATCGCTCCGATCGCAGCCAACACGATTTCCGTAGAGGTGCGTTCGTCGAGTTGTGGATGCTGTGATATTTCCAAAGTATCCACAAACAATCCAATCATCGTAGCTAGCGGTTCGATGACGCCGTAGTTGTACCAAGTGTCTCCGATCTTAATGTGGTAGGGCTTTATGCCTTGTCGCTCATATGCGGCCCGAATGTCTTTGTCGGCGGATATTCCGCCGGTGATGTTGCCGGCCTTATATTCAAACGCAAAGCCCAGCATTATGGACTGGCCCACTGCTATCTTTGTCCTGGCCTTTGCCAGTGCCACGCCGCCTTCCTCCGCTGCGTCCGTATAGCGCTTCATCCACGGGGCAATAAGAGATCTTTCGCCCACATACAAAATTGCATTGGTCGGTGTTTTGAAAAACGGCACGAGCCATCGACCGCTCCCGCCCATCGCCTCTTGCAACTTCTTGAGGCGGCCTTCCATGTCTGTCTGTAGTGTAACGTATCGCGCTTTTTCCCTGGCCTTTTCCGCCATCTCTTTCGTTGGGTTCATTACAAAGTCGGCCATGTACTCCGACAAGTCGTCGCCCTTTTTGCCAAGCTGGCGGCCCTGGCGGAACGCCTCCTCCCAAAGCTGTCCGCGATAGGCAACAACCTTCATAAAGGCATCTTCCATCATAAGCGCGCGGGTTGGCGCACGGCCGAGTGTGACCAGATGGCCGAAAGCATTTATTGCGGCGCCATACATGCCGCCTTTTTCCCAAGTCTCGGCGGATATAGCGTCGGCACGTTTCAAGGGGTTGCGTCCGGTGATTAACGACATTTCCGCCCCGGCTATCGCTTCCTCACGCAACCAGAAGGCGCGACCGCCGGCATTCGATGCCTCACGCAAGGACATTATCTGTCCAAACAGTTGTGCCTGCACGTCGCCAAAAGTTACATCTCGCTCACGACCCGCAAGCCCACGCGGCACTTGCCAGGCGGCGGTTACCGCTAGCTCGGTAGTGTCCAGGATCATGGCAGCAGCAACGCCACCCGTGTTTTTCAAGTGCGTAAACCAGCCTGACAGTAGGGAGTTGATCCACATCTCATGGACGCCATCCCATAATTTCTGCCCCTTTGTAACCACGCGCACCTGGTGTGCTCGCTCGACTAGGTCGCTGCTCTTACGATATGCCTCGATGGCATGGTCTAACTGATCTGCTCCGCCTGCCTGATCGATGATCCTGCTGTAATCGCGGGCGAGCAATTCGGCATCGCCGGATACAGTAGTACGAAGAGCGCCTAGCGCTTGTGCGATGTCGGTCTGTGCGCCCCGAAACGAGCGTTGCAGATTGGCGACATATGTCGCCTGCCGCTTCCATTCGTAGCGGACTTTGTCGCTGGGATCGATCGCCCATCGGTCGGCAAGCTCATCCAGTTTTCGTATTTCGGTAACCAGCATATTTTTGCCCGCTACGATCTTGGCAGCGAGTTCGCCAGGCGGACTGTTTGGTCCGAGGTTGAATCGACCACTAAGGAAAGTTCTCGCAAGAGCTTCTGGGTTGGTGCCCAGAATGTTTGCCATCGCTTCGGTCTGCTGCAACGTAACTGTCGTTATTTCATCCTTGCCGAGTTTTTTCAGTGTCGCTTCGATCGCATCGCCCGTCGCATCGAGCGTCTGGTAAATGTGTGCCTCATCCGGCACCTTGATCTCTGCGCCAGGCGGCACTTCCGCCCCTGCCTTGGATTGCACACGGATGCCAGCAATCATGCCGTCGTCCATATCGTACTGGCGAGTACGAGCCTCTAGGATCTTGTCCAACTCGGGGTCGCCTATCGTCGTCCACATCTTATAACCGTCGTTGCGATCCATCTCGTTGACGAGTGGCCCGGTATAATCTATGTCGCGCTCTACGGTTGTCGGCGCTTCGGGTGGCGGTGTTTCGTCAATTCTAGGCTCTTGCTCTTTCAAATATGCTTTCGCATCTTTCTTTCTATCGAACGTGCCAAGAACCTTTTCGTTCGCGCTGTCGTAGGCTTCCCATTTACCAGTATCAACGTCCGAAGGTCCGGGCTGTTTTCGTACGGTAAACTTTTCCTGGATTTTTAATCTGGTACGCGTCTGCCCTGTAGGCGTTTGATAAGTTTCCGTCGCTCCCTCGAGGGTTTCTTCTAGCTCCTTTTGTTTTTGCATCTTCCGCGAGTACAGTTCGAACGCGCTAGGGAGTTCTTTGCCAAGTGGGCCAAAGGGTCGCACAATCCACCCAGCAACACGCCCTGCCACCGAGGCGGCCGCGACTTGTGTGCGCTCGGGCTCCGGCTGAAGAGGCACCAAGCGCTGGTCGTTGGGGATCTGATGCTGTGGGTAATCGTCAGCAATATCTGAAATCAGATCCGCGGATGATGTATTAATTGCCATATTTTTTCCAACAAAAAACCCGCCAGAAGCGGGTTACTACATTGATGTCAAACTTTGTTATTCTGTTCGCTCTTCGCCTGCGAGACCTGCGGCGGCAATCGGTGCCGCGCTAAACAGCGGAGCGCCTTTTTGCATCAGACTGTCGCGCATCTTCTTGGTGACGGGCAGGGTCCATACTTCTGGCGTAGACTCTCTCTGTGTTTGTATCTCAAGCCCTGCCACATACGATTCAGCGTCCGCTTTATTGTTAAAGTCTGCCAAAGAACCGCCGTTCACCCTATCTCTCACTGTCCATTTTCCATTATGTTCTATAATATGGATACCAGATAGATCAGACCTTATCCCGGTATCAATCTCCGTCACCCCGACCTTCGCGTTGAACTTCTTGCCAAACTTGCCAGCGTAAGTTTTCAGCATCTTGTCGTAGAAACCGGCCATGCCTTCGCCGCCAACTTGCAGATCAACGCCCGTATAATCACGACCGTCTGGATATTCAGCGGCATCTTTAATGGCTTTGTCCGCTAAATCTTTGCCAATCAATTCGGGCAACTTGTCTTCTGTAACAACTTCTGCGATGCCAGCACTTGTCCCGTCTTTTTCGGCGGTAACGTAATACTGCCCTGCCTTAGCGCCATCGCGCAGCTTTTCAACGCGGATTGTGTCAACCTGCTTACTCAAATCATACCGCGCTGCTTGTATCTTCCCAGGTGTCCACGCAATCATGTCGTAGCCTTCTTCTGCCGCCATACGTGCAATGCGGCGAAACGCCATTTCGTGCCATGTCTTTTTGAGCGGTGCGTCTGGGACTCCTCTTGTGGGAATTTCTGCTGCTGGGGTGCCATCCGGATTCACCCAACGGTTACTTTCAAGATCAAAACGTGCCTCTCCAGTTTTATACCCCTGCTTGCGACCCTTCTGGTGCCAATCGCTCTGTATCTCCTCAACGAACAGTATCTTCTCACCATTCGGGCCAGTGCGGTCGTTCAGCCGCACATGCGCGAGGGTGTTGGGTATTTCGAGATGACCGCCTGTAAAGCCTTTCCCGCGCCGATTAGCGACACTCTCGTCCATCAGTCTCTTAAATTCTTCGATCTCTTGTGGATCTCTTAATTTGCCAGCCACATCTTTCTTGTTAAGCTCATCATATCTTTTTTTATCAAACCCACTCCCCCGTCTTTCTGGCAACGTAAGTGCCACCTCGCGGTAGTTCTCGCCGCCAGGGAGGGTGTATTGTTCAAAATCCCGATATTGTGCTGTGGCTCCACTCACGTTAGATTCAAAATCGTCGAAAACCCACCTTTTTACTCGGGCGGGCGAAGCACCCGCAGCAACGAGGGCATCACCTAATTCACTAGCCACGTCATCATATTCAGCAGATGTTGCCTCTCGCAGTTTTTCAATTAACGGCTGAAGCTCGTTAATGTTCTGATAAAGACCCTCGTCATTATTAACAATCAAATCTATTTCGTCAGCCGTTGCCTTTTTTGCCGTGTCAAAAACAACAGCATCCTGAGACTTTACAACTTCCTTAACCTCGACCTGGTTGGCATCAACGAAATCCATGATCTCCTGTTTGGTGACATTCTTGCGGCCCTTGAGGAAGTCATCGAGTCCGATCCACGCCATCTCCTCTGGCTTGACACCTTCGCCCTTGGCAATCATCTGCCGCATCTGAATTGCGGTGCCCTTGTCTTGCGGCAAGGCATCGACTGCACGGCGCACGGCAGAATAAAAGCCGATCTCGCTTATATCGTCCTGCGGCGCAGCGCGTGCGGCTGCGTCATCTGTAGGCCCCACACCCATGCGCGTGGTTGCACCACCTTCCGCAGCCATATCTTGAACTGTCTGACGCAGCTTTCCAGCACCCTGGCGTGCGAGCGGAGCAGCCGCGATCCCAAACGTCAGGCCACCAGCCAAGCCAAATCCGACCGCTGAGGCCGCGCCTATCTGACCCCAATCAGCTTCAAACGCCGCGCCCCGTTCTCGTGTGGAGCCGTGTTTAACTTTTTGATCGATATAGGTAGCAAACCCGGCCCAACCAGCACCCTCTGCCGCGATTGCGGTGGCGCCCAGACCCAGAGACAGCAGCCTTTTGTACGTGTTTTCCCCGATTGCACCCTTGCCGCCGGCCGCCAGCAAATTCTTGAATACCTTGAGCGATCCGAGCCCTGCAAAGGTGCTTGGGTTCATTACAAGGTTTTTAAACAGCCGCGTACTGCCCTTAAAAGTGAACGGCGGCAGCTTATCGTAAACGTCCATCAAGGCAGCCTGCGCCATCAGCACTTCCCGAGGGGTATTCTCATCCGACTGCATAAAGGCGCCCAGCATTCCGACGTCCGAGTACAGCAAGTGGCCTATCCACTCGAGGCCAAATTGCGAGTACTCTGCATCGTTTTGAGCTAGGAAAGACTGATTGAGCGGCGGGCGGTTTATCTCCAAGTCACTTACGAACTCACCCGTAACATTCCAGTCTGAGCCCTTTGGAACACGCATCCCGTACTTGGCTGCGGCAAGGTGTTCGTAATCGTTAATCTGATAAAACCAGTCGTGTACTATTCTAGCAGCGCGATTAAAGTTCACGCCTGGCTGCTGCCAATGTTGTTCGGGCGTTGCATACTCGAGGGGCACTTCGCTGTCGTCCCACTCGGTGTTCCGCAGCAATTCATTTTCGTCCACCTCGTGCGAGCGGTTTTTCAATGTCTCCGGCGGGAGAGGGGGCGCGTTTATTTCATACGCAATGTGGGGGTCTTGCCCGTTCGCCTTGGCACGCTCGAACGTCTCCGAAAGCTCAAACTGTTCACGCTCCTGGTTGACGCTCATACTTGCAAGGGGATCGGTCATTAGTAACGCCGATCTCGTATCAATTACTGCCATGCTATTACACCATCACTGCTATCGCGTACCAGCGCCGCGATTGGCAGCCCGGTCTGCGGCACTCTCTTCTCCATTTCCGCCAGGTTCCCATTCCGCGATTGATTTTATCCACTTCCGCCACGCGGCTTCTTCCTCCACACTCTCAGATGTCTGCTGTTCTTCCCCCGTATTTGGGTTGGTTTCTGTTCGCTCGCTGGGCGGCGGCTCCAGTTCAATTGGCGCACCATGCCGCTGGATAATACGCCCCACGTACTGCAGACCGCTTTCCATTGCATACAGATCCCTGACGCCAATACGTGCTTCTATATCCAACCCAAGATCGCGAACTTCTTCTGGCGTAAGCTGCGCCAATGTTACATCTACGCCTGCCACTTCCTCTGCAGCGGATACTTTTTTCGGCAGCAGACCGCTGGCGTAGCGTTGCCACGCGGCTCGCGCATTGCCTAGATTGTCAAGCGTCAGCGTGGACATGTTGAGCGCGTTGCCCGCCCCAAACTCTCGTATGTTTGTAATCCCTAAAGCGCTTTGGATGCTTGAGGGAAGAGTGCGCACGATGCTTTCCGCGACCTTTGTTTGTTGCTGCGTTTGGGCTAAGTGTGTGTCGATGACTTCATAATATGCCTGGGCTGGGCGCACTCCACGGCCGACCATATCATCGTACTGACGCAGGGCTGTCGCCAGTTGGATGTCGTTGTCCGCTGACCTCGATCCTTCAAGCGTAATCCCCCCAGGTCTATCGCCGAATACCGTCCTCAAACTCGTTTTGTAGCTCTTGATCTGTTTTGCGCGCGGCGTGTTACCGCGCATCGCCTTTGCGTTAGTGGTAAGACCTTTATGCGCCAAGCCACCAATGATCCCCGCTTGATACTGGCGGTTTACTTCTTTTTCCAAAGAACGAAGATCTTCGTCGGTGTACGCATTTGTAATGCGGTCGTTAAACTCGGCGACTGCTCTTTGATTGTTAACCTCGTCGTTGCCTTCAATTTTTCGTCGCAAGATATCTCTCTGCGCGGGGCTTATCTCGCGCTTGTTCATACTCAGCAGGTCACCAACCGTTACCATTGGAACATCGACCGGCAAGACCTCGCCAGGGTTTTCCAGTTGCCACGCACGCGCAATGTCTATCTCAGCGGATAGTCTCTCGTACTCCCGCTCCTGTTCGATATTCACCTTCGCTTCTTCGTCTCTGTCTTTCTTCAACTCCGCATTGTGCGCGGTAGTGATTAAGCTGGAAAGACGTCTCTCCCCCAAAGTTTCGAGGCGCGCTGCCGCGCTAATGTCCAGGTTTTTGTAGCGCTCGCCACTACGAAGGTCGTCCAAAAACTCTTCGACAAGGAGTACGGGGTCTAGGTCGCCATCCTTTCCGCCGGCAGCCGCTACCGCGAACTCCGTTCGGGCCTGGTGGTAATCAATGTCGCTCAGTGCCGTGACAACGGCTCTCTGGGTTTTTACGGCGCCCCAGCTTCCAATCTCACCCTGGTACTCAATCGACAAAGCCAGTTGCCCAATTGCTTCTTCCCGAACATCCCCTGGCGGCATTGCCGCAATCTCGCGCACCTTGGCATTCTGGTTTCGTATCCAGATGCTTTCTGAATAGTCCGAGTACTTTCCCCTGAGATGGCTTGCTATACCTGGCATTGCCGAGGCAACACTCTTGTACCCAGACGTCAGAAACCGGGAGCGCACGACCGGATCTCGGATTGCCGCAGCCCTCTTATTCAGATCGCTTACCAGGGAACTCTTAATCCATGAACGCTGATCGGTCACGCCTCTCGTCTGGCCGTGCTCGTCTTTCCAGTATTCACTGTCAACGCCGTAGGTCTGTGCGTTTACGACCGATTGCTGTACGCCCGTACCAAACTCATACTCCGCCGCTGCCTGTTTGGTGGCGCGTTCCTTCCCCAACAAATGCCCAAACCAACGCGCACCTTCCGTCTGTATTGTTCCGCCGAGTGCTCCAGACGCTTCGGCGGCCATAGCAACCTGACCCGGGTTGGCGACTGCGCTTAAATCCTGGCCGGGTGCCGCCTTCGGCATACCCAGCGTGCGACGGTATTGAGGTACTTTCATTATGCGCTCGCCAGTATGTATGCAGCTTTTGAGGCACCGCCAAGCAAAGCGCCATAGCTTCTGTACCTGCCGGCGGTTTTATATTGACGTGCGTAAAGTCGCTGGAGATTTGCCTCCAAATTCTCATTCACTGCTTTTTCTCGGAACTGCATTGCGTTCGTTTCGCCCTGCATCTCGATCATGGCGATCTGATCGTCCGCCTCGCGTGCCGCTTCTTCCTGCACCAGTCGCGCAGTTCCCTCGGTTGATACGACATTGGCCTTGGCATAAGCGACCGCCTGCGCACCACGAAAATCTTCAAACTGTTCACGGAAGTCTTGAACCTGCGTGCCGGCGAGGAACTTCTGCCACTCGCCCTGCATTTCGGCGACCTTGGCATTCCGCGCGCGGATCTTGGCGTTGTACTCTGCTGCGCGTGCTGCTGCTTCGCCTGCCCGATTGCTACTCCCGCTCCCCATTAACCCGCCAAGGAGACCTAATCCAGCAAACGCCCATCCTGCAGGGCCGCCCATCAACGACATCAAACCCCCCGCCGATGCTGCTGATGTCGTACTGGCAATGGTCCCTGGGTTCACAACATACATTACATCAACCTCGCGTATAAATAATGGTCGGAGCCATCGGGTCCGTAGTGGTGCATCAAGCCCTCGCGCGTAAACCCAAGAAACTCCAGAAAACGCTGGCCCTGTGGGAAGTCATATCGCGCTGTCGCCTGTATTCGATGGTAACTGTTTTCTTTTGCCAGCTGATCCATGTAGCCGCGCACATACCGGACAAACTCACGCTTGTGCCGGCGGATCAAATCCGACGGTACTACCCACGCCTCGCCCATGCCGTCCCATATCGGGAATATGCCGGCACTGAAAACCAGGTGTCCGTTTGTCAAGAGACTGAAAGCGTGGCCCTTCAGCGCCATCGCCTTCACGTTGTCCTTTGTCATAAACCCACGGTCCGCAGTAGCCAACGTGCTGTTTCTCTCCCAAAGGTCGTCCGCGTGCTCCGGCACAAAGTCGACGACCTTAAAGCTAGTCGTAGGTTTGGACGCGCGCATGGATTGCGATGACTGTCATCGGCAGCGGCAAGTCCTGGCGCACGACAACATAGCCATCCTGGTCGTATCCGGTCGGCATCTCCAGTTGTTTGTCACCAGAGAAAAGCGGTATGGGCTCGTCCATCTCGTCAGCGCCCGAACGGAACGGGATGCGATCGAGGGTGGAGACATCACCGCCCACGAGGGCATTGACCGATCGATATAGTCTCAGGTTTACGTCATCGATGCGCTTGATCTTTCCTTGCGCTGTCCCATCCGTCGAACCCGCTTCGATGCGCATGGTCTTGAGCGTGCTGTGGAAAATCAAGCCCAGGTGTGCCTTTGTCGTGGCCCGATCGAGAGTAACCGCGCCCGAGGAGACAACCTTGTTTCCGTGTGCCGCGCCGTTGGTAATGATCGCGACGTTTTCCGCTTCCAAATGTGTCGCACCGCTAAGAGATGTCGCGGAGCTACCGTCGTATGTCAAACCAGAGTCAATATAAAAAGCATCCTCGACGTCCGAACCAAAGTCGAAGTTTTTGATGTACTCGACGTAACGCACAGTCGAACCGTCGATGGTACGGTTGACAATCATCCACAGTTCATCCTCGGCCGTGCCCGGGATGCTGGCGACACTTTCCACCAGTGCGTGGCTCTGGCTTGTTGCCGCCAGACGTGTGTCGTCCGATGTCGTTACAGTCAAAAAGCCGACGCCGGCGCGTGCTGTTTCCTTAATGGTGACCACAGCTGCCCCTGGGTTTGGCACAGTGAAATCTGCGTGGGCGTTGATCGCGGTATAGATGTTGTCGGCGGTCGTATCATTGCTCTCGTTTGGCCGCCATCCTAATGTCTCCGCCGGGGCCGAACCGCTAACCGCTTCCGAGGTAAAGGTTATTGTTTCCCCGTCGGACTTGGTCAGCTTAATCGTCGAGCCGACCGCAATGTTTGCGTAGTCGGAGACTGTTACGGTCGCGGCACCCGAGACACCGCCGATCTTGTGTGTGTGCCAGGCGACCACCTGCTCTTCGCGTCGGTAGGTCATACCGAGGAGTACGCCATCGGAACGCACCATCCAGACCACGCTGTCCGGCTCCTGTCCGTAGGACAACTCGGTCAAGCCGCCCTCGGTTGCGTGCTCCGCCAGGATTGTCAGATCCGGCGCTATGTAGCCATCGGTATCAAAGTCATAAGTAAGCTCACGTATTTTTCTCGAGGCACGCTGCAGAAAAAGCACCGCATTGCCAACCTGGACAGGCTGAACATCCGCCGCACCAAAAGCCGACTGCTGTTTGATCTGCACGTTCGTCGGCGTAATCGGCTCATCCGTGCCACTGGCTCGAACTACAAACTCACCGCCCGAAGTGCCAACCAGCAAATTGCGAGACGACGACAGGTAGCGGATCACGTTTACCTGGTTCGATCCCAGCGTATAAATTAGCGCGCTGTCGTCTTCGGTGCCTGCAGTAAAGTTCTCGAAGTCGCCCGACACCGAGAAGAAAACCGTCTGCGGCTGTGAAGCCGTGCCGGCAAATGTCAAGCGCTGCTCGTAAAATGTGACCGAGGACGGATACCCTGTCTCGGGAGAGAACGCTCCGAGTGCCCACTCATCGTCCGCCACCAGCTTGCCCACAACTGTGATACTGGAAGATGCGCTTTCGTTTACGACATCGTCACTTGGTGCAAGCAGCAACGTGTCGTCGGTCACCTTCACGATTAGGTAGCTTGTGTTATTCGCGCTCGTGCCTGCGCCGGAGACCGTGATCTCCATGTTGTCGAGGAACCCCTGCTTTACCCAATTCTTGGCGCTGTCAATGATCCGGTCGTTGTGCTCCAGCGAGGTCGAGCTAGGATCGCCCTCTGCGAAAGAGATTGTGCTCGCAGTGTAGGAAGGCTCAAGCTCCGTATCAAAAACGTCGTTGTCCTGCACCGTTGCAGTGATCGATGTCGTCGAGCCGACCGCCGTGATCTCTGCGTAGCCGTGGTGCAGTTTTACCAGGCGCCCAATGTCATCAGTGGTAAAACCACTCCCGCCGTTGATGCCTGTTGCGGCACTGGCAGTAATAGTAACCGAGCCGGTACGCGCCCCCGATGTCAGCGTCGTCGCAGTTGTGTTCGGGTCTAAAAACGGTCCTCGGGCAAAGTCAACATCCGTAATAGTCCACGCTGTATGTGACGTGCGAGCTATCTTGCGCACCGGCTTATCAGGGTGGACGACATACATCACGTCGGCAGACTGGGCAAACTTCAGCGCAGCCAGATCCGCAGTGGCGTATGTTGTGGTTACCTCTACGGCAGAGGCAGGCGAGCCCGACGTTACCTGTCCGCCGTCCTTGTAAATGCGGAAGTAGTTGTTTCCGAACTCGAGCACGTATGCCTGGGTTACGTTAAACTGGAACGGCACCAGGCGTGTCTGCAGGGAACTCGTCTTGACCTCGGCGACAAACCTTGTGCCCGGTCGTCGTGTCGCGCCCCCATGCGGGTGGATCAGAAAATTCTCGAGTGTCTCGCACCCGTTAAAATACTTTGCCAGATCCGAACGACCGTTCAGTCTGGGGCTAAGTTCACCAGCTGTAAAATTGGTGAACGCGAAGTTGGCACGAGCCATCTACAGCCTCGCATTAACCAGGGTGTCTGCTTGCAACGAACCACTCACCGTGACGCTTTGCAGGGCACCCGGTGTTCCCTCGGTCGCATCAACAAATCGCGCCTCGCTCAACTTTGCTTCGTATAACTGGAACATGGTGCCCGTCAGCGTGCTCGATTGCACCAGCGCGTAGCTGGTATCCGCAGCCAGGCGCGCCGCAATTGCTTCGACCAACAGCTGGTCATACTCATTGGGATCGGTAACGCGAGCAAGGTAGATGACCTTGACGGTATCCTCGTCGCAGTGGATCTTCCGGCCTTCCACGCGGAAGTCGACATCGAGGTACTCGAGGCGCAGAACGCGCAGGCAGTAGGGATCAGTGGGGAGTGTAAACTGATTGGTGAAACCGAAAGCGGGACTGTCGCTGTCGGCAGCGATTTCGACGCGGGAGATCGCGCAGTTCCACGGATGGGCCCGGAGCACGGCGTCCCTCACGTAGTCGTAGCGTTGGTTGGTAATCCGCGCGGACTTGCTGTCTTCGCTGCGGGAAATAATGTTGCTTGCGCCGACCATGTTTAGCGCGGAATTAATGATGTCAACTTCACTCGCCATTGTCGGCTCCTAAAAATACCAGCAATACTTTTCTGCTTCCTTGGTGCGGCAACACCCGATGCCGTTCGTCGGACGTGTAAATAATTGCGTCCAGGTAATGCGCCGAGTGCTCCTCGGACGGGTCGGCAAACTGGAATGCGCCACCTTCAAATCGATCGGGCGGGGTCAGCAAAACCGATGCACTCCATGCGCACCAGGGCATGTGGTTGCTGTCGCCGGTATCAACGTGCCAGTCGTGCCCGTCAGACTTGCCTTCGATCCTGCAATAACTTTTCGGTGTCACGACAGCGCCGAGGCGCTCCATCTCACCGACTACCTTGGGGATTGCGCCGATGTCAAAGGGCACTTTCCCGTTGAACCCCACGAGCGTTTCCGCTTCCGCCGGGGTCAAAATGTTTTCAACGTAACGACGCAAAGAAAGGGGAGAGGCGCGAACGCTACCTCTCCCGCTCCTTTAGTCGATGACGTAGGTAATGAGGTACGACAGATCGCCGGCGGTGTCGCCTGCGGCGTCGGTTTCAAGACCTATGAAGTAGTAGCCCCCAGGATCGGTGCTGTCGCCAGCATCTTCCCAGACGCGCTGCCCCATCGTATTGACATTGCGCGCTTCAAACGCAACTTCCGTACCCGTGAGCACAGCGGCCCTCAGATCGGTCGTCGCACTTGCATAAGCGTCAACGTCTTTTGCCGTCACGTTACCGTCTGCCGTATACAACCCGACGTGCATCGTTACGGTTGTGCCAGAGTCAAGATCGTCATTGTAGATCTTGATACTAACTACCGCAGCGTTGGTCGGAATTGGAGCCAACATGATGGTATCGCCGGCAGACAGATCGCCTGCCGCCAGCGCAATAGTTCCGCACGCAACACGCATCGAACCATGCAACTGGTAGGACGGGCTGTGTACACGCGGTGATGCCAGATGATTACTGGCAAGGGTCTGATTGACATTAGCCATTGTTCAGCCCCCCTATTCTGAGCAGAGGATCTGAACTACTTTTTCCTCTTCCATGCGCGTGGCACCAAACTGTGCACACACATAGACTTGGGTCGAGTAGGACTTATCCGCTCTCTGGGTGATCTGGGTCATCAGGTCTTTGCCCATCGCCAGTGTAATACCGTCCTCGGCCCACGCCAGAACCTGGCGGTAGGACGAACTGTCGGTATTCAACCGGGTCGAGGTAATGAACTCAAAACCCATGAAGGTGTTGATGTCACCTTGTACCAATGCCTTGACCGTATTGTAGTCGGCACTGGTTACGGTGCTGTCGTTCAAGAGGTCTTCAATCTGTTCTGGATGAACAGCGATATACCGCTTGATCGACGGATCAACATTGTTCTGGTCAAGTATCTTTTTCGCATTGACCATCTTTGCGATTGTTAGCCCGGCCGCTGGCGAAGCAACGCCAACAATCTGACCAGCTGGAAGCGCCGTAGAGGTGCTTCCAGACTTACCCGTCAGTGCAGTACCGTCAGCCGCGTCTATAATTGCGGTGTCGACTGCACGTCCGATTGCATACGCCGCAGCGTTTGCGTAACTCGACGTCGGGTCAATTAACATGGCAACCTTATCAGCATCGTCGATAAGGTCGGCATATTCCCAGTGATCCATCGTGACCATCCGCCTCGAGTGAGGCGTATCGGAAATCGGTGTATCACCGTGACGCGACGTCTTCTTGGCGGCCGTAGCCGAACCTACCTGGTCGAAAAACGCTTTCTCGCCAGTTACAGGCTCTTCACGTACGGCGCGTCTAAGGAGACTGCCTTTCTGTTGTGACAACATCTGCACGTTAGCGCTGAACTGTTGCACAAAGGCAGTCGTGATTTGTGTACTCATAACGGTACACTCCTTTCACGACATCAGTTGAGCGGCTACCCGTCACAATGACGGACCAGTGCTTTAAGTTTTGCGGGGGCTTGCGCTTGTCCCGACTTGACGTCTCGGTGTCTTGCCGACGGGGCTGTCGCTTATCGGCCGGCGTAACACCTCAACGGTTATGGGGCTGCTTCCATATCTGGATGGACGTATCCCATAAGTTCCTGCACCCGCTGCACTGTCCCGCCGTGCTGCGAGTGTCTGCGATCCCAATAAGGTGAATCGGGACGCATTAATTCGTCTATCTCTTTCTGCGCTTCCGCCGGCGTGTACGCACTGCTATCGCCCGACGTTATCGCCTGGTCTTCGCCGATGTTGTCGGCGACCCAGCTCTGCGTGTTGATCAAGGTCTTGATAAATGCCGGGTGATTGCGCAGCGGCGTTCCGTCCTGCAGAACGAGGTGCGTCAACTCCGGCACGGCAAAACGATCGATGAACTGATTGCCCAGCGTGATGCGTTCGTCGTAGGCCCGGCCAAACTCTCTCTTTAGATCCGCCATCGCCTGGACGCGCCCCGTCTCGACATCGGCCACCCCCTGGGACTGCTCGGTCGCGGCATACTCCATGTAGTCCGCCATCAAGCCCTGCGCCTGCTTCTGATTAAAGCCATGCTTGTGTGCGGAGTTGCGGAACCAACCAACAAAATCCTCGTTGACAGTCTCGCCCTCGGGAAGGCCGGACGTATCAAATTCGTAGCCGGCGCCATCCTTCGGCCGGCCGAGCTTATCATAGACACCGTTCCAGTCTGTCTCGTCGGCCCACTTGCCGGGGATTACCATCTTGTCGGCACCGACCATGCTCTGTGCATGAACGAAGCTCTTGGCAAGCGTGCCTACATCCTCAAAACCCTGCAGACTCTGGTGATCGCGTATATCTTCCGGCAGGCTTTCCCGCCAGCTAACTTCTCCAGACGTCGCTTCCCCGGCTTCTACCGGAGCGTCCGCTACCTGTTCGTCAGCCATCGATCTCAATCTCCTCTGGTTGTTGTGGTAAGTCCTTCAAAAATCCCTGTATCATCAAGACAACGCTCCGCTGCCCGTCGCGAAATGCCGTTTCATTCGCCTCTGTGCTGAACACCGGGCGGTGTACGTGGAAGCGTATCTGTAGGTCTTCCAGTACGACCTGGCCGTCGTCGGTGTTGAACAGCGCGCGGTATGCCGCGCGTAAGTCTTGCGGCGTCAACCGACAGCCTCAAGCGGCGGTGCGCCCATCTCCGCGGGAAGATCCGCTGCCGCCTTAACCGCCGGCGCTGCCTTGCCGGCAGCTTCAGCCGCCGCCATTTGCTGCTGCATCTCTGCCTGTTGTTGCTGTTGCTGCGCACGCTGCGCTCGGATCATCTCGACCTCGAAGGCACCGCGGACAACGCTTGCCGGCACGCCCAAGACGTTAATGACGTGGCGTGCCAGGCCATCGGTGTCGATATGGTCGAGGGCTGCGGGATCGAGGGAAGCGATCGGCTGCATCATTTCGATCATGCGCACCACGCCCTGCACTTCGGATTGTTTCTGTGCTTTTGCAAGGGGTGACACATACTCGATTTCGATGCGATCGTTCGCCAGATCCGGCGGCGCCTCGGGCAGCTGTTCCGCTCGGAGCATAATATTCCAGCACCGGCCGATTAACGGCTGCAACAATTCCGCCTGCAGGCGACCCAACACGGGCCCGAGCAGGCGCATCTTTTC